CTGACGAACCCACCGAGCGCCGCAGCCGTCAGGATAAGCCATCTAGCCCCGCGTGCTTGTTGGAGCAGGTCATGCATGGCCGTAACCTTGGCTGACATGCCGTCCACCGCATCCGTCAAGTGCTTTAGGTCGCTTTCGAGTTTAATCACCCGGTCGCGCGTGTCGGTGCTTTCACTCATTTCGTCACCCTCGACCAGCATCCGGCTTGCACGCCTGCTTCAAAGTGCCTTGAGATCCGCCGCTCGCCGTCGCGGGTTGTGGCCGTGACCGTCATCAGGCTATCGGTGAGCACGCCGCAGGGTCTAATCGTTGGGGCGGACACACACGCCCCGAGCGCGGCTCCAAGCGCCGCCAGCGGCAAAGCAATCGTCAACATTTTGGATGCCTGCATCGGCCTTGTCCTTTGCCTTCTGATTTGCGTCTGTGATGGTTTTGATTGCCTCGGCCTTGCCAGCCTCATAGGCGGCATTCGTCGCGCGCCAGTGGTACAGGCCCGCAGCGACAAGAACGCCGGCCACAAGCCACGCTGTGAGCGGCACGGCACGTAAAAGCGAAAGGGGCATCATTCGTCACCGCCTTGTGGTCCGCGTGCGTCATCCCATCGGGCATAAATGGCCAGCGCCGCACCTGCGAAGATCAGCACGCCGATGACAATGCCAAGAACCGTGCCGGTGCCAAGTGGGCCGGATGCCTGCTCAAGTGCCGTGCGGGTTTCGGAGACGGCAACCGCCGCGCCACCCATCAGGGACACCGCACCACCGGCCATCGTGCGGGACCGTGACAGGTCCGTGACCTTGCGTTCGGTGATGGGTTCTTCCGCCGCAGCCTCGGGCGGGATATTCTTTGCCGGAAAGCTGGCCCAAGGCAGTTGCCAGTGCGGGCCGTCCTTGAATTTCTTCCAGTCGCCGCCCCATTCGATTGGCACGCCTTCGGCCTGTGCAGCGCTTTTGATTGCCCTTGCGAGGGGGTAATACAAAGGCCAATCCCATGACACATTGCCGGAAGGATCAATCGGCACGATGTCAACCGCGTGGCCTGTCAGGTGGCGTGAGTTGAGCGTCTTGGATGCGCCACGCTTTACAAGTTCACGCTGCCGGCTGAGTGTGCGTGTTCCTTCGATGACGCGGAACCGGGGTGCGCCTTCACGGGCTGCACGTTCGACAACGCCGACAAGCGCCAGGTGGACGCCTTGCAGCTTATTGTTGGATGAATGATCCAGCTTCCATGCGGTTCTCATGCGTCACCTTTGGTTGATGCTGCGTCCGACTTCGCGAGAAATTGCGCCCCAATTCGGTTCACGTTGGGGTGCTGCACAACCGGCAAGAATGACAGCCAGAAGGCCAATCATTGCCCCCTTGCCAGCCTCACCAACACGGACATGCGGGCCGAGCGTGACGGCTGCCAGAGACGCCGCATAAATGCCGATGGTGATGGGTGTTAGTGCCAGCCAGAAAGGCGAGGCGAACACAGCCAGAGGCAGCGCAAATGCCGTGCCGCTGATGAGCCATGCGAGAGCGTCAGCCCTGTCACGGTGCTTTGGAAATGCGCGGTCTGCCAGTTGTTCAATCGGCTTTTCCCACCAGTTTGCGGAGCCTGACAGGTCACGGTCAACCTGCCCTAGTGCATACCAGCGCCCCCATGGCTGCGTCAGCCAAATCCAGAGGCCACCGGCAACGATAGCCGCCGTGATGATAGGAGACCCGGCCAGCCACGATGCCAGACCAGCGGCAGCGCCGACAACGGGCCGAAGCCAGCCGAGACCGGAGCCACGAACGGCGTTGAGTGCGGCGCATACAAGTGCGGAGATGAGCGCTGTCATGGCTTAAAACCTATCAGTTACCGTTGCGGCAAATGAGAATGCCCGCGCCGTCGCTGTGACGTTGCAAACAGCGGAGACGCGGAAGCCGGTAGCGTTGGCCAGAGCCAATGTTGGCGCGTTAAATCCGGTCATATTGTTGGTGAGGGCAACCGATGGCGTGCCAGTTCGCTTTATGACCCTGTATGGAACCCCAAAGGAGTAGCTTTGCGCGTTTGTCGCGTCGATTGACCAAAGGATTTCAGTCGTTGAAAATGTTTCGTAATACCGCTGACACGCCCGCAAATCGGCATCCCACGCCGGCAATTCCCATGACGGTGCTGCACCGATAGCCAGCGCATCCACATACAAGCCCACGTCGAACAGCTCGAACGTGGCGCTGGCGGTTCCCATGAAGTTGGTCTGGCCGGACGTGGTGAAAAGATCGCCAGCCTGCCATGATCCAGCAGTGGTCTGGAATGTAGTGCCTGCCGCAAGCGTGATGCGCAGATCAAATCCAATGCCGGTATCAGTCAGCCACGTTCCAGATGTGTCTCCGGGAATGACAATCGTGCGAACGAGGTCAGTGTTAATTTCGCCGCCTGCGATTGTGATGGTTGTTACATAAGAGCGATTGAACGCTCCGTTGCACAGTCGCACGCCGAAGGTTCCAGCAAGCGAGGATCGGACACCGAACCGGATAACAATTTGCCGCGCCGATGCCGTGCCGAAGCGCGCATCAGCAACCATCTGGCCTTCGATGTATTGAATGATGGTGTAGCGGTCGCCGGCAGCGATACTGGCGTCTGCCACTTGCGCAGTGTGACGCAACCGGAACGGTGAGCCGCCCGGTGTCGCGCTTGCGACCTGCTGCACTCGAAGCGTGCCGCCCGGCGTTGTCGATAGCCCGACAACCCACTGGTCCACGGTATAAGCCCCGCTAGTCGTCACATCGACAAGCGTCGTGCCGCGCTCCTGGCTGATCTGCATGGCTGGGTTGATGATACGGTTGCGGTAGGTCTCGCCGAGATAGCGAACGTCAGCCGTGATGCGGTTGAGCAGATGCCCGTCAGCGGAAGCAGCCGCACCAGATACAACGCCAGAGAATGTGCCAGTCGTGCCGCTGATGCCGCCCGTGAATGTCGCGCCAGTAAGAGCCGCCTTTTCGGTGTCCAGTTCAGCAATAGCCGCTTGGGTGTTCGTCGCCGCTATATTGCCAGCCGGTGTGAATGGCGTATTCGTCGCGCTGATGCCGAGGTTGGTCCTCGCATCCGCAGCATTGGCCGCACCTGTGCCACCAGCAGACACGGGACGGGCTGCATTGGCATCCGTGACAAGATCGTCTATCGTGGTGTTATAAGCCGCGCTCTGGATGGTTGTTCCAGAGACAACGCTGGGGCTGCCCTTGCTATATATACCGCCGCCGCTTCGAGGCATGGGGTGTCCTTTCAACGAAAAAACCTGCCAGTGAGGCGGGCTGTGAGGTCTGATGGTCAGAAGATTTATTCAGGTGGCGCTTTTGTTCGCCGTCATGGTGCCGATCTTGATGCTCACGAAAGGCATGGTCGCAACGCTAGACCAGCGGGGTCTAGACATATCGTCAGGCATCGTCATCGGCATGGTGCTGATGTTCTGCCTTTGGCAATGGGACAACAGACTAAGGCGCTGATCCGTTGTTAGGCCGATAAGCAACCTGACCGCCGCCCTGCCCTGCCGCCCGCAACATCTGCTCGATTTGAGCACGAATAGCCGGATTGATTGGGGCATTGCCGAGATAGCGTTGACCGGCATTTGACCAAAGCGCGCGACCAGTAACAGCCGGAGCGGCCATTGTCAGTGCGGCCATTGGCAGGCTGCTCGCAGCAGTTACAAGACCGGCTCCACCAATGCCGCCACCGATCATATTGCGCTGCGCTGTCCCGCTGTTCGGCAATGGCGTCATGATCTGGCTGCCAGCGCGAGCAAGTTCGGCAAAATCGCCTTCCCCTCGCGCATAGGCAGATCGGTTTCCAGCGCCTTGTTGAGCCGCCATGCGAAGCTGTGCGGGAGAGATAAGACCCGCCGCCGCGTTTTCAGTTCCGCCAGACGCTGCCCGTTCGATGGTTCTCATATTGCCATATTGCTGCCGTGCCGTCTCCCATGCGCGAGCATCTTCGGGAGCGCCGGCTCTGTTGATTGACCTTGCCATGTTGTTATCAAGCGCATTGCGCATAGCGCGAACCGCTTGTGCATAGTCGCGGTCGCTTTCTCGATTGTTTTGCGCAATGGTGGAAAGCCTAGAACGAATTGTTTGATAGTCTGCACCCGGCATGGTGCCATTGCCGACCCTGATGCGGTCAACAATGTCACTCGCAAGGTTGCCGACGATCTGCCTTTGTTCAGTCGGCAGGATGCGGCTATATTCATTCAATGCCGTTCCTAGATCCTGTCCAAGCTGCCTATCGGCCCGCATGGTATTACGGGCCGATAAGTCCGTGAACGACTGCCCAATGCGCTGGTTTGCTGCCGTAAGATTTTCAGGTGTTGCCCTTCCGCTTGCGCCCATGCGCCTCATTGCGGCATCTGTAAACGCTTCTGCCTGATTGTTCATGAACCGCGTTGCCTGCCCACCGGCAAATGGCGCATCGCCAAGGAAGCTTTCGGCATATTGCAGCGCCTTGGACCCGGTGCGCTGTCCAGCCGATACCGGCACGCCTTCACGCGTCAGAATATCAATAGCGGCTTGTCGGGTAGGGTCAGCCCCGACCGGAGCCACCGCCCTGTTCACTGCGGCACCAACACCACGCGCGACAACCGGGACAACGCCGCCGACAACCGCACCCGTGGTCGCGCCAGACTGTGCGCCCTGTAGCCTTTCGGTCAGCCCACCTTCTGCTGTTCCAGCGCCATGCAAAGCCCCGTAGCCAGCACCCTCGACAACGCCGCGCCCGATAGCCTGCGGCAGCGATGTCGCGCCACGCATGAGCGTAAGGCCCGCGCGGGCTGCACCCAGAACAGTGCCGACGCCACCAGCAACTTCGCCAAGCGTCGCGGTGATCGGGTTTTCTTTGCGGCCAGCTTCCTCGCGCGCCCGAAAGTCGGCAACGCCCTTGCTGTAGCCTTCACCAAAGCCACCGCCACGGATCATGTTGGCGATGCCTTGTGTCAGCCCATAGCTTTCGTCAGCAAGGCCAAACGTCAAGCCTTGAGCAACACCACGCGCGCCAGTCTCGAACATGCCGGGTGCTGGCTGCTGTGGTTGAGCCGGCAGCAGGTCGTCAAACGAGAGAGTTTGCTTGTCGGCTTGCTTTGGGATCAGGTCTGAAAAGTCCATCAAAGACCTCCTGGATCAATGCCGGCTTGGCGCAGTCGGTCAATAACGGCTTGGCGAGGTGCGCCATCGGCAATGGCTTTGCGCGCATTCTGTAGGGCGGCTGATGCTTGAGCCGGTGTGTTGGTCTGGGCAGATTGCCCCTGCCCGCGCTGCGCTTCTGGCTTGTAATAGTCGCCGCCTCGAATGCCGTCAGCCTGCTTCTTGGCAAATTCAAGCCTGCGTTGAGCAAGCGCTTCAGCACGATCGTAAATCTTTACGCGGTCAGCATGAGCAAGTGACGCTGATCCCTGAATCTCAAGCAAGATTTTGCGCTCGCCTTCAGTTGGTGCTGATCCAAAAATTGATTTAAGCTGTGTCAGCGCATTGGTTGTGACTTCGTTGTTAAGCTGGACTGTTGCTGATCCAGCTTTGTCGCCCAGAATTGAGGTTGCATAACCGCGTTGAGCGGCCAATGGGCCTTGATAAGCCTCGGCAGACAGGGCCTTGGCGCGTTGCAGCGATGTAATTGCAGTTTGTGCAGCCATCACGTTGTCGTCGGCTTCCATGATTGCTTTTTTGTCTGTAGCCGTCAAAGGCTGAGTATCCTCGCGCGGCATCCTGCCGGTTAGGACAAAGTTCTGATAACGCGGATCACCGGGCTTTAGTCCGATGCGGGCGGCTTCCGCTTCGCGCGCTTTAGTTTCCGCTGCAATCTTGTTTTCGCTAATTGCGGCATTCGGAAGTTGCCCGGTTAGGGCGAATTGCTGCAAGGCTGGACCTTGCAAACCCAAACGACGCCCCTCAGCTTCTCGCGCTGCAACGGTCGCCGGAATGTTCTCAGTTTTGTTGCCGAGCTTTGCCGCCGCCGCAGCCGAAAAGACAGATTGATTGTTCGCAAGACGACGATCAACACCAAGAGCGTCTGCCGCTGCTTCGTTCTGTGCCTGCGTCCGCGCCCGGTCTGCTTCCGCCTGCGCCCTTGCCTGTTGCTGGTTATACATATCCAGCACAAAACGCTTATCGGCATCGGGGATGCGGCTCATCATGACCGTGCGCAACTGGTCCGGCGTAATCATGCCGCCCTGTGGCCGCGCTTGTGCCTGTGCAGGGCCGCCCGCCACTGTATCGCCCTGCGATACACCTTGAACAGAACCGCCGCCACCGGCCATCTGTGGGGCTGGTGGGACGAATGCGTTGTATATCTGCGCCGGAGGTGCGCCGATGGCTGACCGTGGATCTGGCCTGCCTTCACGGCGGGCGAATTCGCTTTCGATGAACTGCATCGCGCCGCCACTGTTCTCGCCAGCTTCCATGGGTGCGATGGGCTGGCGCATGGCTTGTGGCACAAGTGGGGATTGCGGGCCGAGATTAGCCGGACGACGTGGAGGCGTGGGGAAAGGACCGGGCGCGGGGCCAGAAGCCTCTTGTGCGGCTGGTAGCGGAGCGTTGGGGTCGCCAATGCCCCATGATGGACTGATGCCCTCTGCCATGAACGCCGGGTTCAATGGTGCGCCGGTGCTGGTGATCTGGTCAAAGTTCCTGCGGTCCATGCTTGGCGCGGGCGGCATCTGGCCGGTAATCGCGTCGAAGGTTGCGCGATCCATTTGCGGCGGCATCGGGGCTGGAGCCTGTGCGATGGCGTCGGGTTCGCGAGGCAGGAACGGGTTAGGACCGAGACCCATGGGAACAGGCGAGAACACATCAGATTGATTGAATGCGCCGGGTTCGTTGCCGGCGTATGGCAAGCCCTGTTCCGCCGCCATCTGCGCTTCCATGATGCGCGTCTGTTCTTCGTTTTCGGCGATGCCCTGTCCCATTGCATCGGCAGGCGGGGCCATGTCGCGAAGCTGGAACGGGTTGTATCCGCCGCCCATCATTTCGGAACCGCCAGCCTGCAATTCGCCAGCGCCGTCCTGCATCTGCGCATCGTTGGACTGTGGGCCGGCTGATGCCGTCTGGACTGGCCTTGCAGTCGCAAGTTGGGCACGTTCGCGCATCTGACGAGCGGCTTCGGGATTGCCGTTCCTTTCGTAGTATGCGGCATCAGCAAGAAGCCGTTGCGCGTTGTCGCCTTGAACTGGTGCGACGTTCGGCATAGGGGCTGTGCGGGCCTGCTGACTTGCAAGCGGCATCGGTGCCGCGCCGGGGCCGGGGTTGATGACGGGCATGTTGCCGAACGCGCTGAGAATGCCTTGCGTGTTGCGCAGACGTGCAGGCGCGCTATGTGCTCCAAGCGGGTTGCGGGCTGTCCAGCCACCCGGCCTGAGATAGCTTAGCATTGCTGCCGTGGCCTCTTCTGGCGTTCTGGCATTTCGCAGCGCTTGACCGGCAGCCCTTTCGCTTCCGTTCAATTCGGCAAAAGAGAATGCCCGTTGCACCGCTGGATCGTTCCAGCTTTTACCCTGTTGCGCGGCAAACTGCTTTAGCGCCTGCGCACGACCAGAGTTCCACTGGAAACTGCCGATGCTGTCTGTTCCGTCGCGGCCATCGCGGGGATTGCGTGCGTTCGGGTCAAACCGGCTTTCGGCAAGCTTTGCGCCCGTATAGGCTGCGGCTTGGTGTGGGGCCAAACCCTGAGCGAGCGCATATTCGTATGTCTCGCGCGCCTGTGGGTTGTCATAGCCCTTGCCGCTGACAGCACCCGTCGCGCCGGAGCCTGTTGCCCTGCCCGTTGCGACCGGATTGCCAGCCGAGGCCATGGGTGCACCGCCAAAGTTGATGCCACCCATGATGCTCGCACGTTCGGCTTCGTTGGCACGTTCCGCCTTGTCGGCTTGATAGCCCAAGATGCTAGACGCGATGCTGTCACCAATCGAGTTCAAGCCTTCGCCGATATTGCGAGGCGCGCGGCTGGATGCCATCATCTGAGCAATCATCGCACGCTTGCGCTTGATGCTTTCGGGGGATGCGTCGGCCTTGTTGCCGTCAAAGAAACCGATGGCCATTAGCGCGCCCCCTTCTTGCCAGCGTTGAACAGTGCGCCGTAGTCAACCTTAAGATAGCCGCTCTCGGGGTCTTTCTTGACTGCATCAGGGCGCTTTTTGCGCACCTCCTGAGCCATGACGCCGATCTGCTTTTCGCCGCTGTCTTTCATCGTGTATTCGTAGAGCTTGTGGCCTTTGAGGGTGCCAACTGGCTCGATGTCCTCTTTCAGCCGTTCGTCGGAGAACATGGTTGCCCATGGCAGCGCCGCGCCAATCTTGCCGCCCATGCCCAACAAACCGCCCATCAGACCTTGGTTTCGCTGCTCTTCAGCCTGCCAGCGCTGGAAGTTCTGCTGGTCATAATTCTGGATGATGCCGGCGTTGTCAGTCGTCGGAATGCGATTGACGTTGAATGCCTGAAACTGTGGGTTTGCTACTTGCGTGCCAGATGCAAGCGCCATCGCCTTGTTAATGGGCTGGTTGTCAAGCGCGAACGCTTCCTGCATGGTCTGCGCCCTGCCTGACAGGCCGGCGTTGTATTGGTCCATCATGGCGCTGTTGCCGAAGCCTGCCGACTGACGGGCCAGATCCGCAAGGCGGGACTGCTCCTGACCCGACGCCAGGATAGCAGCCATGCGAGCGTCATTTGATTGCTGCCCGAAGTTGGACATCGCCCGGTCATAGCCAGACGAACCGAGCTTGATGCCCTGATTTGAAAGCTGCGTCTCAAGGGCTGCCCGGTCCTGTGCAAGCTTCGGGTTGATGCGCGAAAACAGGGCATCTTCCGTGCGCTGCCGGTCTGCCGTGAACTCGGTGTCATAGTTGGTGCGAAGCTGGCCAAGTTCAGGACGCGGGCCGAGGTCTGCCGCTGTCAACTGCTTCTGCATGTTGCCGATCAGATCGCGGGACGTGTTCGCGCCGAGCGTGGCAAGGTTCAGATTGGCTTGATTGTTCTGCGCAAGGGTCTGCTGCCGGACGGGTGACAGGCTTTCAGTCCGCGTGAACGTCGGGATGTCATAGGACTGGCTGGTGTAGGGGTCAGTGAATGTATATGTCCCCGTCTGGTTCGTCATCTGGGTCGAACCATCCGCGCCGATCAGGTTCGCATTGCTCATGAAGTTGTTGGCAATGGCCGTGCTGATGTTCGCGCCGGTCTGGGCCGCCGATGTCTCCTTGGGAGGTGTCGGAGGCGGAGGGGATGAACCACCCATGGTTAGCTACTCCTGATAAATCTGGATGCGTCGCGCTGCTCGACCGTCAGCGTCATGAATGAACCGGCCTTGCCCTTGCCCCGCAAATTCGGGATTAGGATTTGGTCAAAGCCAAGTGACTTGATGATGCGAATAACGCGGGTGTTTTCCGGATCGTTCTGAGTGACAAGAAGCTGACACCCCAACTCGTCGAAGGCGTATCTGGCGATTTCACGAATGACGTTTCTGGATAGCCAGCTTTCGTCACCGCTTGCCGCTGAAAATTCGATAGTCCCATGTCGCGGGTTCCAATCGTGGAACGCCACCGCGCCCTTAAGCTTCTGGCCCTTGAACACACCGAAACACAGGTTCGGCGTTTTAAGCTGTCGCTCGTCGCCGTAAATCTGGTCGGACAGCCAGCCGGCCAAAGCGTGATTGAACTCGCTTTCCGCGCCTTGCGCCCAGACGATTTGCATCAGACGATTAGCCCGCCCTGCTCATAGGCGATGTCGAACGCCACCAGTTCAACCCTTGGCAATGGCGTCACGCCGTAGGTAAGCTGCACTTGTGGAGCGAATGAAAACCCGGTTTCACCGATGCCAACCCAGCCGGTTTTGTATGAAGCCTTGATGTTGGACGTGTCCCATAAGGCGCTATCCCAAAGCCCGCTGTCCCATTCCGAGGTCAGGAAGTTCGCAGGTGATGACGGCGCGCTAGGCAACGTCTCGGCGTAATCAATTGAGGCGCTAACCTTGGCGATAATCGGGGTTGCGGCCTTGAAGATGGTCCGGGCCATCGTGATGGTCTTGGTCAGCCCCGGTGCGTCCAGATGGTCGAATGCCCCGCTATAGGCTGCCGTGTAGGGCGCGCCGTCATCAGACCCGCCCGATTCCATTTCGTAGACGCAGCCATCGTTCGCGCCGAAATAGCCCCGGCCATTGAAAAGCGACATGCACCGGGTCTGCCAGTTGGTGAACCTTGCCCATGCGCCGGTCTGGATGTTGCAGACGAAGCAATGGTCAGCCAGCCCGGTGACGGGAGGCAGGGACACAACCATCATCGAATTGGCTGACCATTTCAGGATCTCGAATGGCAGCGAAATACGGTCCTTGGCTTCCTTCCGCCATTCCGGTTCAATCGCGCGAGACACTGCCGACAGTGACAACGCAGCGCTGTCCTTGCTGACGGCTTCCGACAGGGCGATAACGCCTTCTTCAGTCGCAATGAGCAAGTCACCGCCGGCCTGCATGATGGCTTTCATGCCGAGCGGGCGGCTGATGTTATAGACGCCCTGAATAGACCACTTGGTCGGATCTGACGGGTCGGTACCTTGATAGATTGCCACCTCGCCAGTCGTCGAGACGAACACGCATTTCTGGTTCACGCCGTCGCCGGCATCCAGCGACCAAGTAGCGCCGAACAATAGAGCGCCGCCATCCTGGAACACGCCCGCAAGCGATATATCCTGAGCCGCGCCCCCGACGCTATCCACGGGCAGGAACCACGCCGTTTGCGTGCCGCCCTGCACCATGAAGATGCGGTTAGAGTAAACCCAGCCCTGAGACAGAAGCGAAGTCGTGACGCCCGTGATGGCCGGGGTTGAAACGCCCGTGATCGGCGTGAAGCTGGTGCCGTCATACAAAAGCGGGCTGTTCGTGCCGTTAAAGCAATATTGATAAATCCCGCCCGTGGTCGTCATTTGCACGGTGGAATAATAGCCCGATGTCCGCCCCGTCACCGTTGCCGAGATTGGCGTTGTCGGGGTCGAAGGCGTCGTGATGTCATAGACCTTGTCCAGATCCGCCGCGAACCGCTTGCGCCCACCTGCCCCGATATACTCCCACATGGACCGAACCGGGATGCCGCCAGCAAGTGTCGCACTCTTGGCGCGTCCACCCCTGACACGGATGCCGGTTGTGGTCGGAAACCAATTGTCGAGCGTTAGTGCCGTTTCAGGTGACTGGATGGCGTAGTTCTCGGACAGCACCCAGCCCCTACGTGGTGCGGGAAATGTCTTGGCCTTCATCGCTGCCGGTCGGGCTGCCGTTGGTCTAACCTGACCTCTTGCGGGCCGGATCATGGGGAACGGTCCCGCGCGTCATAGGCTGCGTAATCAGCCAAGGCCGCTTCAAATTCGGCCATCTGGTCGGCGAAGTCCTGCCCGACATGGCGACGTTGACGCCAGATAGCGCCCTTCACAAGCAAGTCCTCGGGGAATAGCGCTGTTTCAGCATCAACACTCATGCGGCTGGTGCCGTTCGATGCCCAATTCAAGGTCTGCACCGTCACGCTTGCCGTTGCGGCATTGGCAAGGAATGGGTAGAAGCTGATGGTTGAACCGACAAGCCGGAAGAACCGTGGCGTTCCCTCGATAGGGGTCAACGATGCCCATTCATCAGGCGACAGCCCGCCACGAACCGGAACACCGCCAGCGTTTACCGCATTGCCGTTTATCAGGCGCGAGAAGCCCGTAGGCAGGGCATGGGCCACCAGCGCGCCCGTGCCTGTCACGGTCGTTGTCTGCCTCAGCGCGCCCCAGTCCACACGCCGTGCAACATCAAGCCCGGTATCGTTGATGAACTGCACGACATTGACAATCTCGCGCGCGGTCGAACCGCCGGCAGTAGGTGGGACATCCAGAGCCGTGTTGCGGGCGACGTCTTGGGCAATCGTGAGCAAGGTCATGGCATCACCCCTTGCATTCTGACAACGCCATTTGCCCACCGGCTGCGGTCGTCGTCAATCTTCAGGTCATTGAGCGCGCCCGCGTAAAGCTGGTCGGTCATTGCCGCCAGTTCAGGGTCGCGCAAGAACTTTGCAGCCTCAAAGCCCACCGCATACAGATAGACTTGCGGATGGTCAGCCAAGAGCCAGTTGCTCGTTGTCGGGCTGGTCGTCAGGGTCGGCAGGGCTGCGAAATAGCGCAATTCGCGGTCGCCGGTCAGCCCGTAAATCACGACGTTCGTGCCGTCGATGGCATATTGCGAATAGGACGATGATGGGGCCTTTACGTCTGCAAGAGACGTGGCGCGATATGGTTCACCCACCGGGCCGAACAGGCTGATAATCTCAAGGCAGCCCGTCGGCAGGGGTGCCACGCCGCTTGCGAAAGTCAGCGTGGCCGTCGTCATCTGCTTGCGGGTGCGGAGCTTCTTGTTGAGCACCGCTTCGGCCATCTGGACCAGACGGGGGAACACGTCAGAAATGGCACGATTGCCGACATGCTCGGAAACCGCCAATCTGAGGTCCAGATAGTCGTCAAATGCTGACATTAGACATCACCCGGTCGCGTGCGGAATGCACGGTTGTCGGAATTGTTCATCCATTTGGAGATGAACTTCTGATCTTCCTGCAAGTGCGCTTCATGCAGACCGCTTGAATGCAACAGGGTCAGGGGGACAGACGCAACCCGCGCCCATTCGCCAAACCTGGTGCCTTCAGCGTCCTTGTAGGCTTCGGCGTTGGCTTCGATTACGCTGTCCACCGGCATGTCAACGCGAAACACGCTCGCGCCGTTCTCGTCCAGTGACCACCAGATCGTCCGTCCCGTCTCAAGGTCGTGGTCAAACAGCGTCCATTCGCCGTCACGGATTTCCATGTCACTCACCGGGGAACTTGTCAGCGCGTTCGGCCTTGCCGGCTTCGATCAGCTTGCGAGCCTCGGACACTGGCAATTCGATGATGGTGCCTTCCTCGATGCGGTCATCTTCCGCGATCCAGTAGGCATACAGCAGCTTGACCGGGGTTTTGGCCTCGGCCTTGGTTTTATTCGTCATGATAGGCTCCTGCGAGGGTTCTGAAATGGAAAGAGGCGGCATCGCTGCCGCCCCTTGTGTGTTGCGAGGCTTGCCCTTGGGCCAGCCCATGATCAGGCACCCATGGCCGCGAACGACACAACGATGGTGCCGTTAAAGGCCTGAGCCGATGCGTGCAGGTTGGCGACCAGAATGACCAGCGAGCCAGCGGCGGGCGAAACACGGGTCACGACAGGCGATCCCTGCGTGTTGGTGCCGTTGCCAACCGATGCCATAACGATGTCTGTTGCCCTGATTTCCGAGTTGGTGATGGTCAGGGTATAGACGCCGTTCTGGGCGGTCGTGATCGATTCGGACGTAACCTTGCCGAAACGGTTGTTCAGGGTAGCAGCGCCAGCGGTGGCAGTAGCCGTGCCGGAGTTGAGGGAGAAGATCGTCGCCATGACGAGGTATCCTTTCGATGATGGGAGGGAATGGGGCAGAACTTCGTGAAGCCCTGCCCCTGTTTCGTCAGGTCGAAGCGGTCAGGCCGAACAGGTCGGCTGCGACGCCGAGGCCCTTTTCATTCTTGACTGCAAGGGTGCCTTCGCCGATCAGCACGCCGCGCTCTGCGTCACCAGTCTTGGCGACGTTTGTATCTTCCTTGATCGGACGGAGCCACTTCCATTCGAGGAAGTCGGGGTCCACAAAGAAGGCGTTACGAGCGACAGTGGCGGAACCTGCCATGACGCGGTTAGGAACAACCATCACTCGGCCAAATGGGCCTTCGTAATAGTCGGCAGTGGCAACCACGGTGTTCTTGGCCGATCCGCCCTTGTCCACATTGTAGCGGAACGCAGCCACGTTGGTGTCGCTCATGAAGGTGACGAAAACGCTCTTCACGTAGGGGCTGACAACGAGGGACTTGGAGGTGCCGCCGTTGTTGTAGATCGACTGCATCACGGTATCCATGATGATCTTGGTAAAGGCCCTCTGGGTGCCGGATGTAGGCGCAACGGTGAGGCCGGTGCCGGAGCTGAAGCCGCCGTTAGCGCCACCCGCGCCGCGAGACACGTTCGAGGTCAGCCATGTGGACAGCGTGCCAGACTGACGGATATTGCCGCCGAGGCTGGGCAGGGTGTCAACGATGGAAAACTCAACGTCCTTGCGCAGTTCAACACCACGCTTGAGCTTGGTGCGCTTACGCTTGGTGGCAGTGCCGGCTTCAGACGTGACTTCCTGAGTGTTGGAGATGATCCAATCCTTGCGGAAAATCTGGGTGAAGTTGGCAAGGCGGGCAGGCGGTGTCACCTGCGAGAAGGTGTAGTCGTCGCCTTCTTCGCGGATGTTGCGGGCCGGGGTGGCCAGATCGTCAACGGACCATTCTGGCTTGACGGCTTCGGCTTTGCCCTTGCCGATCATCGAATAGATCGGGGTATCTTCCGGCGTGATCATGCTGATGACGTCGGACAGGCTTTCGCGGTTCGTGGTCGCAGAGGACGCACGAAAGGTGTTGGTCACAACGGCCATTTTGGCCTCCTATGATGAATGAAGGGATGCGGGGTCAGTCGATAAGCCCCATCGCGTCCTCAAGACGCCCGGAGCTTTGCAGCCGCTGTCTCGCTTCCTGCCGCCCCTTGATGGCTGCCGCGCTTGCCGTCTGTTGACGACGTGGCACGGACACTGCCGGGACGTTCTGCACCTTTGCCTTGGCCTTTGCCTTTGCCTCTTGCGACATGTCCCAAAGATGGGCCTTGTATGCGAGGCCGATGCGTCCAGCGTGTGTTTCGTTGGCAACGTCTTGAGGTGTCAGGCCCATTCGAGCGGATGCCGCGATGGCACCTTCGAAAAACTCTTTCCGGCCTTGCTCTTTCAACGTCATCGGAAACAATTGCGCCAGCCGCGCGTTTTCAGTCGCGAGGACTTCGGAACGCTGCTGATCGGTGATCTTGGCAACAGCCTGCTTAGGGGCGGAACCAAGTTCGATCAGGGCATGGATTTGGCCAAGCGCAGCGTCATAAATCGCACGTTCGCGATAATGAGCCTGCGGGTCGGTGTAGAGAAGCGCCGCGTTGGGTTCAGGCGGGAGTTGACGGGCCAGAAAGTCAGCCACGGCATCAACCGTCTGTGAAACGCGGACGGCTTGCGCTTCAAGATCCTTGCGCGTTTCCGCGACCTGGGTTGTCTTGATGCGATAATCCCTGTCCCTCATGTAGCCGTTTTTGAGTTCGGCTAGGGGGACGGCTTCACCAGTCGGCAGCTTGACGGTCACGTCATCGGTTGGCTCTGGCTTTTCAGCCTCTTCGCCTTCGTCTGCGGTTTCGTCGCCTTCTTCGGGTTCGCCTTCGGGATTTTCGACCTCTTGGCTCTCTGCCTCAGTCGTCTCGCTGTCGTCGTCGGTCTGGGGTTCTTCGGTCGAAGGGTTGACAGGATCACGGTCCTGTTCCTCGAAGTCAAAGTCGTCCAGATTGTCGCCGTAGCTGTCGGAGGGTGTCGCAGTTCCGTTCCCGCCCGAGGTGGGCAGGTTGACGTTGTTGCTGGTCATGTGGTGGGGCCTTTTCGTTATCGCCCGGCACTATGCCGGCGCGTCCTTGCGCGTGGAGTTGGCTTCGCGAACAATCGCGTTTAGCTTCCCGCGCAAATCTCGGATGGCTCTTGCCTCGCACAGCGCAGACTGGCGCGCGTCGTGGTCGGCAGGCTTTGCATATATCGCCGTGTCAATCGCAGCGGCTTCCAGTGCATCAAGCAGGCTGATGATGAGCGGATCATCAAGCAGCGCCCTTGCACGGGATATGCGTTGTTCATTCGTCATGCAGCCAAGAGCAGCACAAGTGCCGCTTCCTCGTTTCGCTTCTTGCGCTTTTGTTCAGCGCGGATCGTCTCGGTGTGCCGCTCCAATGCCTTCGCAAACGCCATGCGGCCAAGCGTGGCAGCGTTCAGGGCGTCAACAGCACGTTCGATGCCTTCAACCGCAATCGGGGCCACACGGGCTTCTGTAAGCCACTCGACAGCCTCTTGTGCGGCTTCAATGACTGCCGGGCTTGGTTTGCGCTTGCGTGCCGTTCTGGCAGCACGCTCGATGGTTTCAACCTGCTCTTCGTAAATCTCAACGATGGTCTGGCGTGGCTTGCGCGAACTGCGCTGGACCGAGTAGCCATCGCCACGCCTTGACGCATCGCCAAACTGTTCAGGCCCTTCGAACACGTTGAACGTGAGCGACGTTGAGCCTTCGATATTCGTCGTGCCGGCCAGCAGCGCAGACGCGGCGAACGTCAGCGATGTTGTGCCTTCGATGTCTGCGACAGACGAGCCAGACCCGGTGAGGTCGCCCGATGTCGCGAATGTCAGTGACGATGCAGCGGTAACAAGCCCGCCGCCGAACGCATCCGCAGTTGTTGCGAATGTCAGCGACGATGCGCCGTCAATCTGTGCCGCCGTGGACGCCGTGGCGGTCGTCGTAAAGGTCAGCGATGTTGAACCGACAATATCACCGCCCGAGCCGCTTCCGGTCAGGTCGCCAGACGGGGTAAACGTCAGCGACGATGCCGCTTCGATCAGCCCGCCACCGAACGCCGTAGCGCTTGGCGTGAACGTCAGGCTAGACGCGCCTGCAAGCGGACCATCCCCGATCAGGGAAGCCGCTGGCGAGAACGTCAGCGACGTTGCGCCTTCGATGTTAGCGCCTGCACCGCCAGACCCGGTGAGGTCGCCGGTCGTGGTAAAAGTCAGCGACGATGCGCCGACAAGCGCACCGCCAGCCGCTAGCGCTTCAGTCTGCCAAGCGTCGGGCTGGAATGCGCCAGGTTGGAACGCGACCGTGATGGCGCCGCTTTGCTTGCCAAGGACGCCCGTCGCCAGCCAAAAGACAAGCATCGCGCGTTACTCAGTCGTTAGCGGCAAGCAGGGTGGCGAGCGTCAGTTCAGTTTCGGCCAGATCCTCGTCAATTGATGCAACACGGGGGATGTCACCCAATGCCGCCGCGCTTGAACGCAACTGGCTCAGGTAGGCAACACGGCGCTCAAGCATTTCGATGATCTGGGCGATGGTCATCAGATCACCATTTGCCGCAAGAGGACGTTGGAGGTGTTCAGCAGCATGTAGACGTAGTAAATCTCGGTTGATCCGTCCTTGTAGAGCACATCGAATGCCGTATCGCCCAAGATGGCCGCGCCTTGCGGGTAAAGCATGGTGCTCCATGGGAACATCTCAGCCCGCGCGATGTCGAACGCGAACCAGCGGCCCGTTGCGTCCTTCTGGATGTAAATCGTGCCGCCGTGCAGCGCATACTTGGTGCCGCTCGTGAATGTCTCTACTGCGGGCGCATACGTGACTGCCGCCCATGAGTTCGCCGCGATGTCGTAACGGTCCAGCAGCGCACCTGCCGCGCCACGGAAAGAGTAGAGGAAACGCCCGTTCTGGATTGCGCTTTCGTTGGTCCAGTCCGTCTCGGTTGCCGAGTGAACCCAATGGCCCGACATACCCGCGCCCGGCGCACCGCCGCGAGCGACACCCGGCGAGAGTGTGGACCATGTGTTCGCCGTGATGTCGTAGCGATACATCGTGACCGCGTTGTTGCCCATGTAGTAGAGGAAGTTGTCGTTCCCCTCGATGACATAGGTTGATGTTGCGTCCGGCGTGGTTGTCCAAGTCGCGACGGTCAGCGTGTCAGCCGTGTTTGCCGTGATGGTGCGGATTTGGCCCGCCCCGGTGCCGCCCGTGATACGAACCTGCGAGTTAATCCACGATGATGCGGTCCACGTCTTGCCGGTCTGGACGATGGTTGTGGAGGTTCCAGATGTCGCCGTGCCAGTCGCGAACGTCTTGAAGTCACCATCAATGATCGACGGGGTGGCGATAAGCTTGCCGTCAGTCGCCAGCGATGCGGGCAGGCCAGTCTGAGAGAGCGTTGTCCACGTGTTCGTAGCGTAGTCATACACGCGGAACGAAGCAGACGCGAGCGTACCTGCGCCAACGACATAATAGCGCGGGGTGAGCAGGCGATAGACCGTCGATGCGCTGAAAGCAGTGCCTTGCGTGGCAACCGTGATGATCGAGCTTGCGCCTGTGGTGTTTCTGACAATATCCAGAACCAAGCCGTTGTTCGGGCCGGACAGGATATGCACCTTGTATCCGCGAAGGTCGCGCTGCAAATTCTGGTTGGTCGTGATGGTCGAGGTCGTGCCTGCCGTCGCCGTCAGCGAACCCGCGCCAACGGTGGAGCCGGTTGACCACGCGCCCGCAGTCCCGCTCGCGCCTGCGCCGAACGTGCCAGCAAGGCCGGGGGAAGGGATGTTGATCCAGCCATCTTCGGCGGGGTTATATATACTGGCGTCCGCGTTTGCCCGCACGAACATCTGTTGCTGGCGAAAATGCCGCGATGACACGATGAACGAACCTGCCACGGTTGCGGCTGGTGCGGGGGCCATGAACTCCCAACGCTTTACGTCGAGAATTTTGCGGTTGCCGTTCGTGGTCGTCATGTCAAGTCACCGAGATGTTGCGGCGAAGGTTATCCGCCTGAAGGTGCATGAAGGCTGGAATTTGGTCGTTGGCCGCAAAGCCGCCGATCTGGCTTTGGTTCGTGAGCGTCGTAATCGTTCCAGACCCAACCGTGACTGTGCCAGACCCGATTGTGACGTTCAGGTTCGCTGCCGTTGCCTGCCGGGCTTCCATGATCGGGAAACCCGATGCGTTCGGCAGCGCATAACCGATAGTCTTGGTCAGCGATGCAACCGCGAACCGCAGCGCCTCGATGGCCTCAGTCAACTCGGTTTGCGTTACAACGGGCAGATGGTGCGAGTGGCTCACGTCCGTATAGGAGCCATCAACACCAAAGCCGATTTTGGTCCTCGGATAGTTGACGCCGCCGATGTCATCGGTTGCGAATACGTCCGTGCCGGTGCCTGTGTTGGCGAGTGCTGTTACATTGTCAGCCATCAGTCGCAATCCACATCAAGCACGCCGATGGCGAAGGTCTGTGTCGCATTCGATGACGTGGTGACTGAAATCGAGGCAGTCAACGCGCCCTTGAACAGCAACACACCAGCGCCCGAAGATGCCGTGCCGATGCCGAAGTGCGTGATGGTCGCCGAACCTGACGTGCAA